AGCACCAGTAGCCAAGTTGGTTAAGGCACCGAACTCATAATTCGGCTATCGTAGGTTCAAGTCCTACCTGGTGTACAAGGCGAGTGTTGCATAATGGTAGTGCATCATCCTTCCAAGTTGATTGTGCCAGTTCGATTCTGGTCACTCGCTCCAGACCTCCATAGTTCAGTGGATAGAACGTTGGACTTCTAAGCCAAGCGTCGCAGGTTCGATTCCTGCTGGGGGTACTTTACTTTGTAGGATGTTTTGGTTCGTATGGTGCGATCTTTGATTTAATTCGACCATCTTTATACAGTCTAACGATCCATCCATCTTTAATCTGAACTGGATTAAATGCTGCTGCTTTTTTCTTTGGCATTATAGTGTATGTCTTTCTGTTTCTACTCTTGTATAGTCCTTGCCAAAATCGGCAAACAAAGCCTTGTCTCTTTCACGATTAGCGATTCCTCTTGACCATGAATACCCTGCATCTCCACCCCATGCTAACCACATGATGTATCCGTTAGATGGGTTTGCTGAGTTGCCCCAGTCCTTACCCTTCTTGTCTACTTCATGTCGTGAGAAGTATGAGTACATTCTCTTAACAGTACTGAGAGAGATTGATTCTCCTCTTGCTAACTGCCCTGCACGAGTCCAACCAACTGCAGTTCCTGCACCTTTTGCTTTACCATCTTCTTTAAACTTAATTGCTCTACGAGCAGCAGATCTTGCTCCCGCTGGTGGTGAGTATCCTTCTGCTTTTGATACTGTATCTGTATCATATTCAACTGTGTCATCATCTTCAAATAGATCATCTGCCTTTGCAGCAGGTACACAGTTAGGAACTGGCTTCCCATTATCTCCAGGCTTCATACCACGCTGTACATAACCATCCCAACAAGGTGCTTGCTTAGAAATATCCTCTGGGCAACATTCTGTTTTTCCAATTGATGAATCATACATTGCCATAGCAACCTCTGAATCCATTGTGTGATTTTCCATTTCTACTTTTGTAGCATCCTTGTACATCATTCCAATACTGTATGCTGTTGGTTCCCATGTACCATTCTCTTCTTTATAAATTCTAACAGCCATTGCTGGGTTCTCTGGTGGCATAGACTGAATTGCATACTCTGTTCCAGGTGTGCCGTAAACTCCACCTTCTGTCATTATGTGTTCAACAATACCATGGACTACTCCTTCAGATGTAGATCCCATAACAAAGTCACCTTCAATTATCATAATTAAATTATACCATGCCGTTTAGCCTATTATATGTCCTGATCCTGTGGCAGTTAGCACAAACCACCTCACACTTTTCAATCTCTTTCTTGATAGCCCTCCATGAAAAACCATCATGAATCATTCTGGATACATTATATTTCTTGTCTCTTATGTGATCAAAGTCTAAGATTATATGGTTACCAACACCACAGTCCACACAGCCAGAATCTTCTTTTATCTTAGCAAGCATCTTTTTATACTGATGCTTGTTATAGGTGTCTAACTCTTTGTCAGTCATTGATATTATTATACCGTGAAAATATTAAGGCCCCACACAGGCAATTCACCTGACTTGCGCCACGGTCTCTATCCAATGGGTAACTAATCCATCACTAAGGTCCTGTGTGGGACAATTATATTGTAGCATAGGAAATGAGCAGTTTATAGACGACTGCTCAGGTCTATTAGCCACGGGATCATCCTGCTAACTTTCCCATCAAGGGAACATCCGTTGGTAAAACTTTCTTAAGGTCTTATAGCGGAATAGTATAAATTATACTACTTTATTTTACTTGCTGAGTTTTTCCTCCGCCAGATGACTTCTTTGCAGGAGCCTTCTTTGCGGTCTTCTTAACAACCTTAGCAGTCTTAACTGCTTTGTCTACCTCTTCTACAGATGGCATCTTGCCGAATGCAGGATCGTTAGGGTTGGCTGCTCTCAATACAACGGGCACAAGTGCTCCAAGTAGTGAGTATGCTAGTGTCTTAGGGTCAGTTACACCAGAAGCATACATTGCTGTTGCTGCTCCAAGTACTGATCTTCCGTATGACGCTAGTGCGTTTTTGATTTGTTTATTCATAATTTTCCTCCTAGGATATTATTTTTGTTAGTACTGTAAAGCCAATCCATAAACCAATAATTCCTGCGACTCCCGCAAAAACTGGTGGTGCTGGAACTGGCAATTTGAATGCAGCAAACACGACGCCACATCCAAAACCTGTTAATACTGATAGTATCACATCTTTCATTTTTTATTTTCCTCTACATATCGTTTAATAAATGGAACTATTACATCTACTTCTTCTGACGGAACAGCATTAATAAGCATGTGGGTTATTCCTCTACCTTCAAGAGTCTTTACAAGATCGTCAAACTGATCGTATGTAAGGTAGGCAGTATCAAGAACGGGCTGTGAAATTTCTCCTTTTCTCCATACTGGTCTAACTACATGGTTTGTTAATAAATCAAGTTCTTCTTCTGTTTTTCTAATAATGGGAGTAATTGCAATCATTATTTCTACCCCATCTAACTCAAGAGGAATTGATATTGATGGATTTTTAAGAAAATCAGACCAACCTCCACGAGCATAAATGTGATAAGGTAAAATAATTTTATGGCCATACTTTTTTGCTGCTTCAAAAACATAACTATTTGTTGTTGAAACATATACATCTAATTTGTTTTTATGGTTTGGGTCACGCCAATATCCTGGAGACTCTTTATCTTGGTCCATATCATTTAAGACTTTAAGAAACTCTATCATGTAGTTTGATCTGTCAAGTGAACTTGATCTGTCATTAACATCTCCAACAACACCGCCAACACCGTCTTCGTGATCTTTTATATATCCAGAAATTAAATTAATCTGAAGCCTTCCTCTATCTATTTTTTCTATTGATCTATTAATCATAGAAAGATACTGAGGAGAAATTGTGTATGGACGAATGGCAACCAAGTATTTAATATCTTCGCCTTGCTTTATATCTTTTGCTGTTTTTACAAACATATCTCCTTCTGGAATGTCGTGTGTAAACATTACTCCAGAAAAATTATGATTGTTTAAACTAGAAGGACTTTTTAAATTTGTGGAGTCTCCCATGACCCCGCCAAAATAATAGAACTTCATTAATCTATTCTATCATAGTCTTCTGGTAGAAGTTTCTTTAGTTCTTTATATGCTCCAGAAATCTTTTTCATAGAGTGGTAGTGTGGGTAAGCAGAACCAACCTCTCCATACTCATCAAAGTAGGCTATCTCAGGCTCAATGTCTTTAATAAAACTATTTAACGATGCTTGAACCTCCTCTATATACTGATAAGCCCAGTCTCTAGAATCTGAAACAAATTTTAAAAACTGTTCTGGATCTGTTTCTTTTTTTAATAATTCAACAGTAGAAATCTCAAATAATTTTTCAGCAAGTATATTTTTATCTATGTATGCCTGAAGTAATTCTTTAGATGTTAAAAACAGTTTTAACTTAATAGAAATATTTTTAATTATCAAAATAAAGAATAACAATATAAAGACTGCAAATGAAATAAACTCAATCATGCTTCTTCTCCTCCTTCTCTAACCAACAAAACAATAGCGCCGTTGTCTTCAAGTGCTTTCTTAACACGAATCATATATTCTACAGCCTGCTTTTTATCTTCTCCAGTCAGACTCATGAACTGTTTCTCACTTGCCCTAACTGTTAAAAAGTTATCGTTGTCAAATATTTCAAGTTTGAACCCTTTTGGCCCTTTTATTGATCTAAAGGCTCTTTTCATTGAATTTGTATACATATTATTGCTCCGTTGTTAATCTCTGCCAGGTATTGGCCCAGTCTATTTTAGACTTATGTTTAGAGAACTCTTTAGATATTTGCCCATTCTCAAGGTAAACTCCACCCCAGATACCCCACTCTTTTTGTGAAACACCAACAGCAAAGCACATCTTAGACACTGGGCATGTAGAACAAAGTTTGTCTATCGCAGGTCTTAAAAGTTCATCATCTTCATACTTTTCAAAGAATATATTTGTATCGTAATCTAAACACAAAGCATCATCTTTCCATTCATGCTTTGGCATATTAACTCACAAACTTGTCTGGTATATCCCATCCATTCTTAGAAGGTACAAAACGACGTTGTAGATGCCACTTACCATCCACGAAGGCCCCCTGTGGGGCTGTTCTACCCTTCTCAGAAGGATAAGAGTTTACTACTGTCCACCCATCCCATATCAAACCTTTGTTATTCTTAACAATTGTTTCCATTTGTTCTAATGATTTAATTTCCATTACGCTCTCCTAGTACCTAAAAATGCCGTATTCGACATTATTTGTTTTTGCATCATCAACAAGTTTTGATACTTGTTCTTTTTCCTTGCTTAAGAAAGCAAAGTAATTTACGTTTGAAATATTTTCTGTAATCCACGAAGGTGGCACAGCCTTATATTTAATACTTTTGCCACGAGACTTTAGGCCTCGTTCTGACAGGTTAACAAACTCCATAGCCATTAAGTTAATATTGGCTGGCCCTGCAGAATAGATATGAAAGTACGGATCATCTTGCTTTAAAGAAGACATCGTAACGGCCATGGCTCTAAGAAAAACCTTGTAGTCATCAAAACTACTAGTTCCCTGAATACCCACTATCATTGTTTTCCCCATCTCTAAGTTGATCCATTATAAAAAGCATCTTATCTAATTGTATCTTATCCATACCCATTGTGTCAACTAGAGTTGCAGTCTGTTTATCAACTAAGTCTCCATCCATTTCTGCAGAATAAAATCCTCCATCTTTAATAAAATAGGCTTTCTTGTCTAGTATTATTACTCTTATATTTGTTTTTTTATAATGATTACTTGATTGAGTAACCATCCTTTTTTTGTAAAATTTTAAGTTTGGCATAAGTGGCATAACAAGAGTATGAATATGGCTTTGACTATACCTAAAAGGATTTTCTT